GTTACCGAACCTGCTCCAGTACCTGAAAAGTTATCAGGGTCATTATACACACTGTAGTAAACTGTACTTAAATTGTTTTCTACTCCTGCTGCTATCAAGTGATGGTCATGGACTGTAATGTGTTTGACTCCATTAGTACCATCAACAGTAATTTCATCAGCAAAAAATGTTCTGCTATTTAAGTTACCAGACCCTTCCATTCTAAAGCTATAAACTTTATTAGCTCCATCGGCTATTAGTAGTTCACCATATTCAAAAGTTGCACCTTCAAATAAAGCAAAGCTACATTGCCCTTGTCCTGTTCTATTTAAAACACTACGGCCTGTAAAGGCTGTGTAGTTATCACCACTATTAGCTACTGAGCTTCTATTAATTTGTAACCAAGTAGCTCCATCATTACTAAAATAAATATCATCACTGACACAAGCAACAACTCCATCAGCATAAGGAAATACTCCTAGTATGGTTGCTGTACTACCTGCTGGTTGTGCTGGAGTAACATCACCAACTTTATATTTAGTGTAACCGTTTATTCTACGATACCCACCTTCAATAGAGACTTCAAAGTTTTGTAGTCTAGAAGCAACCCCGGGAGTTTTTAATAAGTCAATAGAGTTTGATGAGGTTACAAGACCACCATCACATGCAACTGTATAAGGTTGGGAACGTGCCATAAATTAAAAATATCTTCTATCATCAGTCATATACTTAGGCTGAGGATTCATTAAGTTTGATTTCATGCTCTTCATAGCTTTTCTAAAATCATCTAAAGCAAAAGCTGCTTGTTGTGGTGATTCTTTAAACTGCCATACATAATATCTAACTCGTGAAGTTATAACATTACTATATTGTTCTGGGAGGACTATAGTGTCACCATGAGCTGATAAAGCTGTTGGCTTATTAAAAGCATAAAAATGTATATTATAAACTTTATCAGGTATCGGACTTAGTCCAAATTTTCTACTATCTGGAGATTTAATAACATATCTAGGTTCTCCATACACCTGTCCATCAGCATCATCGGCATTTTCTGAGTCTCTATAATTACTCTTCCAATCAGCTAATGTTAAAAACTTTAAACCTTTAGAAACATAAGGAGCTGATTCACCTGACACATTAATAGTTGTCATATAAAAATCATCCCAATCTATTGAAGCATAGTCATCAGCTAAACTAGAACTACCAGCTTTTAATAAGTACCATCTAGTACCGGCAACACTAGGAACAGTTACATTACCATAGAAAGGGTCAGTAGCTCCACTAAGACCAGCAGATAAAAAAGGTAGCTGAGGTTCTTCATTAGCAATATCAAAGATTGCTTTATTAACCATATCTTTAACAAAAGCTTGAATACCTTTAGCATTTGCAAAAGTTGATGTTGTTAAAGGAACTTCATTCAGTTCTCGTAATACTTCGTTAGTAATTTCTAAATATGTGTTTGCCATTATTTTTTATGTTTCTTTTGAATTTCAAAGTTAGCTGATAAACTTGCTCCTTTATGTGGCACAAACTTACCAGTATGTTTCATAAGCTTATAAGACTTACCGGACTTCATCCAGTGATAGCCTTTAGGTGCTTTAACCTTCATTACTTCTCGCCTTCTATTTTCATGGTATTCATACCAGCCATAGAACTGCATTTCTTTTCCATATCTTGAATAGAAGCATAACCACCATGTTTATATTTGATTCTACCTCCACCCATCATTTTTTTCTTTTTAGACATACCACCGTACATCTTTTTGTCTCTTTTTTTATCTCCGTAATGCATAATCTCTCCTATAAAAAATGGAAGGCTCCGAAGAGCCCTCCGAAGTATCGTTAGTCTACTAGGTAGAAAGCTGATACTAAAGCTTTTGGTCTAAGAACTTTTGCTCCGTAGACGTGTAAGCCTCTAACAATATCACCAAAAGAATCAGGGTCTCTGATAACTTCTGTTGATGTAATTGTTTGAGCACTTGACACTGCAGACATGTGTCCAGCTAGGACTTTACCTGTAGCATTTGAAGTTGATGCAATGTTATTTGATTTGTACATTGAAAAACCTCTTAGTTTACCACTAGATACTAAGCCATTTCTAATTGAACCTTGTCCAGCATTAAAGTCTACTGACAATAGTTTTGAACCTGACTGTGATAGTTCCTCGTAAAAACTTGGAGGAGCTACAAAATATCTACCTTCTTCAGGGACATTTTGGTCATCAAGTAATCTTGCCATTCTTGCCATTAAGTCTAAAGCATCCACACCTGTTCCGTCTGAACCTAATAGGTCAACAGAGTTTGTTGCGTGAGATAGAGTTGCATCAGCAGTTGCACTGTCAGAACCAATGATATGGTCTGGTGAACTTGAAGATACTCCTGCGAACATCTTAGCTAAAACACCTTGGTCAAAAGCATCTCTTAATGAGTATGCTGCTGAAGATGTTGCAACTTCTTTGAAGTTGACATGTGACATTTGACTTTCAATATCATCTACGATAAATTTGAAAGCATTAGCTGTATCTACGATAAGAGTTGTTTCTGCATCTGTAAGAACTGTTTTTGTTACATCTGCTCCTCTTTCGTACTGATACACTGTAATTTCTGGTTCGTTAATTATTTTAACAGTGTCTCCAAATCCTGAAATCTCACCTGCGTAATCTGTGTTTGAAATTGCTTCGACAACAGAGGCTTTCCTAAAAAAGTTTAAAACTTTCTTGGAATAAATTTCAGGCAAGAAATTATTGTTAGCAAAGTTAGAACCAGACGATTGTGCGAAATTTTCATCCGATTGGTTATAAGCCATTTTTCTTTCCTTTAATTATTAAAAAGTTTATCTTTGAACTCTGCCTTCAAACATGGCTTTACTGATTTCTTCTTCATATTTGTCGAATTCATCCATGCTCATAGCAGAAATCTCCTTAGTAGTCCAAACTTTCTCTTGCTTAGGTTCAACACTTGTTGTTTTAGTTGAAACCATATCAGCAGCAGAAGATTTGGTCTTTTTAGAATTTGACTTCTTCGGTTTGGAGTCCATACCAATATCTCTTTTAAATAAATCTATAGCTCTTGAAGCTAGGTCAGCATCATCAGCATTTTTATATACCCAATCTTGGATAGATTGTGGCTGTGATTTTGCCCAGTCGTGAAAGTCATCACTGTTTCTGATATCTTCAAAATCAGGATGTCTGTCATTCAATCGCTTTTCAGCATCTTTACGAACAAGTTCTTTTTCCCGTTGCTGGAGAGCTTCTAACTTAGCTTCAAGGTCTTTGGACCTTTCAGAAGCTTGTAAGTGTGAAACTGTTTCAACAACTTCGTAAACATCTGGATACTCTTTTTTAAAATCTTCAAGTTCCTCTTGAGACTTCGGAGCTTTATAGCTTTGTCTATTTTTAGTAGCTTCTTCTAATAGCTCTTGCTCTCTTGATTTAAACTCACTAAGTTTAGTATCGTAATGTTTCTTTAAATCATCGTATCGCTTTTTGTAGTCTGGTCGCTTATAAGGTTTATCCTCACTTGCTTCCTGTTCTACAGGTTGCTCTACTTCCTCATTTGATTCTACTTTGGTTGGTTCTCTAAAGAACATTCCGTCAGCACTTTCAAATGCTTTATCTTCTTCGTTACTATGCCATGATTTTTTTTCGTTATAAGGATTGGCATTTTCCTCTTTTACGTTAGTAGTCATATTCTTCTCCTACTCAGGGCTTCATTTAAAAGGTAGCTGCGTATGTCGACTGTGCAGGGCTTTTATTTTAAAGGTAGCCTTTCGGTTAATCTAATGATAGGGTGCTTATGACATAAGGTAGCCCTATCGCCTAATATTAGCTTACGGGTGAAGCTTTACCAGTCATCATTTTTCGAGTTCGTATTTCTTCGACTAACTCTTCTTCCTCTTGCTCAGTTGCTTGAGGTCCAACAGTTTCTCGTTGCACACGAATCTCTTGTTTAACTGGTTCTGGTTCAGTTGGTTCAACCACAAAAGTTTCACCTTCTTCCAGTACTTCGCCTCCGTAAACAAAACCTTGTCTTTCATCTGCTTTAGCTTCAGCATCTTTCATCATACGCATCAATTCATCAGCTCCGATTTCTTCTGTTGCTTTAGCAGTAAAGACAAATTCTCCGTCAGATAACCTTGCAGGTATGCTGTCGGAAACACCGTTGCCCGGACCCTCAACGAGTCCAGCTCCGGCAAACTCTTGAGCAACATCAATCACTTTATCAAATAGTAAAGCTAGTTGCTCATCTTGTTCTAATCTATCTTGAAGCATTTCTTCTTCTTCTTCAGTTAATGCTTCGTCTAGTATAAAATCTAAATAGTCCTCTTCCATATCTTCATCAGAGGCCATTGCTTGTTCTTGTTGTGGTTTCATTAAGATAGCCATTTGACTATCAACATCACCACCTTCTTGGAAAACACCACGACCTTTCAAGATATCGGCTTGAGTAATTTTACCGTCTTTGTTTAAGTCTGGGAATTTAGCCATTATTTTTCCTTAGCTCTTCCTATATTAAGGGCAAACCAATCTAAAATTTTATATGCTTTCCCTACTAATTTATCATCAGCAGGTGTTGGTGTTAATGCAGCTATCAATGAACAAATTGATACTAACCACGGTATAACACTCACGAGTTTAAGTATTGTATCTAATAAATCTAACATTTATTTCTCCTCTTCTTTTCTATTTAGAGCTTCTTCAACCTGTAACGGCAGTTGCTCTATTCGTACCAGAGAACTCACTTTCCCCTGCAACCGGTACATTTCCTGTTCCGATGTTGCCACCACCAGTCCCTGTAGGTCCAAGGT